GTAGTATGAGCCATAGGCGGATCGAAAGATCCGTGCTTGTTAACTTCCCTAGCTACTTCCCTAGTAGTCAAACCCTTCAAATACAACTTAAACGCAGACTGTCTGTCTGCAAGCGTATACTTGCGGTTTAGCTTACCCTTAACCATTCCTCTTACTCCTCTCTACGTGCATCCATATCGCATCCCATATCTCATCCGCAATAGTACTCTCATTCTTCTTGCAGATCATGTCTAGCTCATCCCAAAGCTCGTTCCTTGCATCATCCCTACCTGGTGTGATCAAGTACGACTTCGGTTTCTCTTTGTTCTTCGCCCAAGGCATAACTACTCAGCAGCCTCCCGTATA